TATAACTGCATCCGCTGGACGCAAGAAGCTTGGCAATGAAAAGATGTCAAAGCTTGCTGCTACTGGTAAAAAACGCGCTGAAAAGCACGATAGGGGTTAATCATGGCAAAATTTAATATCAATATTTCTCAAAATACGTCAGACAATATTAAAAAAGAGAAAGAGCGCACATTTGACGGTCCTTATGTCGAAGATCCAAAAAAGACTTACGATCAAGAAGGGGAAGCGGCTCTACGTGCTAGAAACACCCAAAGACTTGATACACACCCAGGCATTCAAAAAGAAGGCTATCTGGACGTATCAGACTTGGATAGACTACGTAGAAGAAAGCTTTATACAACCGTTTAAAAGAATTTTTAATAAAACTTAGGAGATTTCAACATGGCTATCACCGTAATCACAAGAGATTGGGGCAACAATCCATCAATTGTGCGCGTTGTTACAACCGACTCATTGGCTACCATAACGGCTACTGGATACTTAACAACCCAGGCAGCAATTATAAATGCGCTGAATTTTGGTCTTTTCCAATGGCAAGCGAATGATATTGCTTTGGTTGCCTATGCTGGCGGGGAAGGGTTCTTTACTGTTGACCCATTGGTTAATTTTAATTTCTCTCCTCTTGTCTCAAATAGCGCTAGCATAGTAATCACCAATGCTCAACTATTGACCATGGGTGTCACGCCTGTGCTTTTAGTGCCCCCCGCCGGCCCACATACTTGGATTGTGTTAAACACTCCTATTGCCGTTGAATACGATTATGGCGCTGCCGTAACCGCTTCAGGTGGTGCGTTTGGTCTACAGTATGGTAGCACCACCTTGCTAGGTGGAACTGCTGCAAGTAGCACTGAAGCTGCTGCAACCATTAATGCATTTGCTGCAAGCAATGGCTTCACACTGAATGCTGCCGCAACAGGAACGATGGCTTCGATGGTCAACCTTGGAATTTATCTTTCCAATGGTACGGGCAACTTTACCAACGCTGGCGGAACCTCAAGCTTTAAAGTTAATTTCTCATACAACGTTTATCCAACCGTTGCTTAATATAGTGAGGGGTGAAAGCCCCTCTTTTTAAACTTAAAATAGGTAAATTATCATGGCAAAAGAAATGAAAGCTAAAGATGGCAAGAAAGATATGAAGAAGAAAAAAGATATGAAAGAAAAGAAAAAAGATGGAAAAGGCAAAAAAGACTGCTATTAATGCATCTTTCATTTGATGACATTGTTTGGTGCGTGATGGGTGTTGTATCTGTCGCGCTCCTTATTAGGCTATGTTTTCAGCTTCCTTATTGGTAAAAAGGATGGCAAATGGAACCTACCGATATCCGAAAACAGATAATTATTCCCGCATTGAAGGCGATTGATGCTAGCAGCCTTTCCTCTGAGATATTAATTTACGGAACGGGCTGGGTAGAAAGTGCTTATAAATATGAAGAACAGATTGGTCATGTTATTAATGGCGGATTGGGTTATTGGCAAGAAGAACCCTCGGATTATCAAGATATCTCAGTTTGGTTAAGTTACCCCTCTAAAAGTTCATTGCTTAAAAAGATATTAAAAGCATCCAATTTAAATGCGCTGCCTGGCGATCCAAGGACAGTTGAATCAAACCCCACCTTGGCATGCTTATTATGTAGAGCTCATTATATGCGCACTGCCGACCCCCTTCCTGACCCTACAGACGCTCACGGGATGGCTCAATACCATAAGACCTTCTATAACTCTTCGCAAGGCGCTGCTAATGTAGATAGAAATACGCGAATATTTCAGGAAATAATCGATGGAATTCTCTAAAGAGGCATTAAGGAAAGTTATGGCGATAGCAATAATTATAGGCGTATCGATATTTTGTGTAGTGGCTGGCATAGTTTCAACGAAATACTTAGGCAATGATAATGTTGTCGAAGAAACGCTGGAAACAGTTACAGAGGATATTGCAGAGAAAGAACTCAAACTCTCCCCTGGCACATTAAAACCTGAAGTAGGCTTGCTATTCCCGCACAAGGCTGATAATAATAAGTAGTCATCTAGGACGCCCTCTCTGAAAAGCTAACTACTTAAGAACCCCCGTCATTCTCATCCGGTGGCGGGGATTTTTATTTTTTAAGTTCTTCTTTTCTCTTAATTTGACTAAGCGTGTATCTTGTTATGGCTCCGTAAATCATTGCTTTTAAAGCTTCTCTTCTTTCGTCATTTTGGATCCCCAATACTTCTCTAATAGTAAAAGGATGCGCGTTTAATTGTTCTTCAATGCATTCATCTATTGTTTTCATGGGTTTTCGTCTTCATATTCAGTAAAAAAAACTCCTTTTCTTATTCCATCTTTTGGCGGATAATTATAAGTTTCTCTTTGTGGTTTTAATTCTGCATATCTAATACCGTCTAGCTGCTCAATAGCACCATCCTCAATAATGAAGCATTCCGTATCGCCATGCTCAGCCAGTATAACTAATAGTTTGCCCATTGCTTCGCTTATCTTCATCTAGCCTAAATCTCCCCACGTGACATTATCATTAGATTCATTTCTAGAAAATTGAGAATGAATAACATATCCTAGCTTTCTTAGTTCTTCCTTGACGGGTTCCGACATATCAACGAAGTATGTTTGATAATGCCCTGAGCGCGCAGCCCCTCTTATTCGACTAAAGGCGCTTTCTAATTCAGAATTATTTAGGATGTTATTTTTTGTTAATTCACGCGCTTCAATTGCTTTCATTTTTAACCTTCTTTAATTCTTTATTTTGGCAATCGATGCAAATTAGTTTATTATTATCATCCGCCGTATAGGCGGCACAATAATCTTTGTAATCGAAAGGAAATTTGCATTTTATACAGCATGTTGCTTGAGTGTTCATCATATTCATTTCATGACTCTTCATATTCCACCAATATAGCTAACCATCTATCAACATCAAGAAATCTCAAATTCAAAGGATGTCCAGCAAGTTCATATAAAGGGTTAAAATCTACCGCTATATCTATCGCCTCTTTGAGCTGTTCCCAGGTTGTCTCGCGAATAACTTGATAAGTCTTTATCGTCAAGTCTTCACTAACAGCTTTGAGCATGCTTTCGATGTAATCAGATTCTTCTTTTGCCAAGACTTTCTGGGACATGACCGCAAGGGAATCTGTCATGATTTTTCACCATGAATTTCAAATAGCTTTTGCCCTACTTTGGCTCTCATTTCTGAAAAGAAATTAGGCATGTTGGCAAATTTTAATTGCCCAAGTAAGTAGTAAGCTGTTTCATATTTTCCGTTCATTACAGCCATCTCCACATCTATAAGAGTTCTAATCATATCGTGAAGATATATGTTATCGTCCTTTAGCATCTATCACATTTCCTTGCTTCATCATGGCTAGTTGGATTTCAAGGCATTGGGAAATCATGCGCTGAACATCTTCTTTTATCTCTTCAATATCTTCCGATGTGTCATCACTAATGGCCCAGCTTTCTTCCAATAGTTCAATTTTATGTTTTATTGACTGCAATTCTTGCAGAAAAGTTTTATCGCTCATTATTTATTCCTTTTTCATATCCTCGTTTATATCCTTCCTGAAAAAAATCCTTAAGTGCTATCTCGATCGTTAATACATCTTTACTTCCCGAATAAGTGCCACCTTTGCCATATATTAATCTAAAAAATTCCATTGATTCCATGTAACCTGGCGGATTGAAATTATTATCGCTCATTTATATCCCCAAATATTTCTCTAAACTAAGCTCGAATAACCATAAAAATCTAAACGCCCCTAAGTACAGGCATATCTTAGCTGCTATCATTAACCCCATTGCTATTTTATATTTGTTCTGATCAAGGATTACAGCCAGCGCCCCAAACAGAAATGAGAGCAGTAAAAGCGTTGAGGCGTGAGTCATCTACAAAACGCCTCACCATCTGCTATAACTATACATCTCATGTAATGTTCATCCATTTCACGTTCATTTGAGCAGCCATTTAACGTGAAAGCAATTATTCCCATTCCGATTACGAATATCCAAAGTGGCCAAAAGTATTTACCCATTTTTTTCATCCAATTCAAAGTCAACCGTTTCACCTAATTTTATTTTATTCTTTTTCATATCTTTCAGAAACTTTTTATATCGTTCGGCTGCGCTTTCGTAAAGATTATTATCGACGGCGAAAACATGCAATTGCTGTTCGGGGGTTAATTTGTAGAATTCTTCGTCATCCATTTTTCTCATTCACTCTTTTAATATCTTCACGATTATGCGGATTAGTTTTCATTAAGATGTGATGTTTTAGCTCTTCCATGACACCAAGCGCTCCGAGCCTCGCTTCATGCAAAAACATTTGAGAGGGATTATTTAGCTCCAAAGCTACATCGGCGGTTTTTTTGGCTATCCAATCTAAAACATCATCGGTTGTCATTTTTTCCATATTGTTTTTCTCTTAATTCATCAATTCTGTTGTACATTTGATCAAGCGCTTTGGTATGCAAAAAGTCCCTTACGATAATAATGACCATCATAGGAAGGATGCAAGAACCCATTCCTAACATGATTTTCCATACTTCAGGAGTCATATTTCACCATTGCTTGCATGACCATCATAGTTTGATCTTTTCCAAAAAAAGCTAAGGCTATGCCACCTATTGGTTGATAACCCTCATCAATTCTTTCTTCAACTTCTCGGGATAATTTATAGCTCTCTCCATGCACAGCAACTATATATTCAATTATCTTTCTATCGCTCATTTAAAGCCTTCCTTATTTTAACCACTTCTTCAATAAGCATTTCCAGCATATCAGTATTCTTTTGGCCCATAATTGCCAGGTCTGCTACGTATTTCAGGTTATGCAAAGCTTGTAATGCTTTCAATACGATGTATTTTTCTTCTGTTTCAAGAATATCATCACTCATTTTTAATCCTTGATTGCCTTCCCAGCATATAACAGGTGCATCCAATTTCTATTACCGACGATCTAATATCGGCATATTCCCCTTCAATATGGAGCTCAAATATATCATCTATCATTTCAATTAACTTAGAATGAAATTCGTTAAATTCTTGCTTATCCATCAATTCATCCCTCTTTTAAGATAATCTTCATACATCAGAGTAATTGAATCATCAAATTTTTGCTTGTATGCCTTCAGCAATCCCTCTAAGTCGGATGTGCCGCCATACTCGATATTTTCTATAGCCATTCCGTGAGCATTCACCATGGCTGCAACATAGGCAACTTGAGCTATTTCATGATAGATAAAACCGCACAATAAATGCGGCAATCCTTCGGTGTGAAAAGCAAGGAATTCCTTAAAATCTTCTAATATTGAAGCAGTTAAATCATTACACTTTTCTGTTGTTTGTGCGTTATCGTTAAAATCATCGTTTACTTTCATTCTTGAATGTCCTTTTCTCGTCCTTCTCTTTTTCTCTTTATCCATTCATCTACGATTTCATAACTGCCATGACATAATGAAGGGCATCTATTATAAACATAGCAAATTATATCAAACATATGATATCTATTATTTTCATCAGCCCTTCCGAACGCCTCCATTAAATCATTTGCCATGACTGCCGTTAAGAAATCCCCCAACGGCACGCCATCTTTCACATAAGCATCGATGCATTGTTTTGTGAGTTCTGGAATCATCACACGCTCGCTAATCTAGTATTGCATTCCGACGCTATCTCTTTAGCCTGCGCATTGGTAAGCTGTTTATAAGAAGCCACTTTATATTTAGCGTGAATATCCTTAGAGTTCATTTTAGCTTTAAACACAAGTTCACTAAGTTTAAAAACTTGGTCTTCGGTTAGGAATGAAGAGACAACGGGTTTTGCATCTTGCTGGAATGGAATCGGATTATCCATCTGATAGCCAATTTTCAAATTACTTTGAGGGGTCTCTAATATTTCTCCTGTCTCCATGTCAACGTTAAGCTTTACAGCGCCTTGAATAGAATCGGTCTCTGATTCATCTAGGAAGCCTAGCCCACTTATGGATAGCGTAACCCTGCGCTTTGCTTTGGTCTCAGCCTTCATCACCGCGTTAGCTAAATTATCCCCTGACAAGCCTTTCAAGTTAACCGCGCCTGTAGCGGAGTCGCTCCTGCCATGCCTGTTAGTGGCCTCAGCGGTTACAATATATAGATCGTCAATCTTTTGTTTGTCTACGATCTTTAATGATATTCCATGCAAATCCCTTAGCTGTTCAGTGCAGTTCTTGCCAGCATATAAAACCTCTTTACCCTGAAAGCGAATAAACGCTAATGGCTGCGTTAATGGATTTAATCCAACAGAATCACAGACTTGCTTGTAATACATTACCTTTTCGTCGGGTTTTAACTTACTCAGATCGCCCTCAAGAATGACCTTTGCTAATGCTTGTTCTTTGCTTGTCACGGTTAATTCATTGCTCATTTTAATACCCCATATGACAATCAAGAAGAACGAAATATTCATCACAATCATCATACTGAGTCACTTCCAGACCTTGAAGTCTAAAAATACATTGGTCATTCTGTCCATATCCTTCTATGTTTAAATTTCCATAATCATTTTTAATCTTTTCAAGCATTATAATTGCTTCCTTTATATTCATTTTGTCATCATCCGTACTTTAAATATATTCTTGCTCACTACAGCCACAACTCTATATGTGACCGACTTTCTAAGAACATCATTGTAACTCATTCGTTTATAACCATATTCAGTTAAGACAACCCTATCGCCTGGCGATAGATAGTGGTCGTATTGTTCAATTTCTTCAGTATCCTTTGTCACTTGGCAATCCTTATTTGTAAAAAGCCATAGCCTGAAAGTAATAGTAAGGGCCTTCACCTTTTATAATGAGAGGCCCATTTAATTCCCATCCTTTTTTAATGAGCTCATTAATGGCTTTAACAATCTGATCTAAATCATCCCTAGATATAATGGTCCACTTTTCCAATTCAGGAAATTTCATCACTTAGCAATCCTCAGTGTCCTTGCTCCAGGAGATATTTTAACATATTCATTATACAAATCGGGATTGCTTTCTTTAAATGTTTTAGTATCAAAGCGCTCAGAATCCTTTGCATAAGCCCATGTTGCTACAGTCTTTGGGATGCCGTGCTCATCCACACTGATAAGCTCTTCATGCTCCGAAACGATATTGTAAAGGCGCTGAACAAGATGTTTTTCTTGCTCAGCCAAAGTGTCTTTATAATCGCGTACACGTTTAATTTCAGCTAGTAATTCTATCGCATCACTATTTACTATCATTTCGCTAGTCATTACCAAATACCCCTATTCTCTTGATTCATATCATCGGCACGTTCAGCGCAATCATCTTTATATTGCTGCTCTTCGTCTGACTCGAAGATATCCTGTTCGTAGTATTTATTTTCATCATATTCCCAGATTAGATCGTCGTTGGTCATGGCTCTATTCTCCCAAGTCTTTCATCGTTTCTTTCAAGTATTGCACTAAACGTATCCCAGTTTTCATAACCGTATATCTTTGCTGCGAACTCATACAGATGAGCCATTTTATAGTGAACGCCATCCACGCCTTTTCCTTTGCTCCAGAATGTTTTAACCCTATCCTTTATGGTATTCCTTGATGGGAAATGTTCATCAATTTTAATCATTTTCATTTTGTCCGTTATATTGCAAGTCAAACATCATCTTAAGATATCTTTTTCCTTTATTTCCCGACAATATATTTATTTGCTGGATAATCTCAGTAGCTACAAAGTTAATTTCCCAGTCTTCATTGTTAATTTCTTTTGTGCATTCTGTTAAATCAAAATGTATCTCATCATCCATCTGTAAGTTATTCTCTAATATCATGGCTAATATACTTCTAACTGTAGTAGCGCTCATTTATTCACCTCTATTCAAAGTCATTCAATTTCAATTCACAAAATCATTATATGTAAAACACTTTCGTAAATCAACACTTGTAATTAAATATATTTCTGTTATTATGGCCTCCATAGGAGAATTTATGTATATCAAAAGAGACAAAAGACCTGAAAAGGTGCCCAAGTGTCGCACCAAATGCAAGAATATCAACATTCGAGTCACGCCGAATGAGCATGAGCGCATTAGAAAGACAGCCGAATCAGAGGGGCTTAACATTACTCAGTGGTTTGAGCGACTTATATTTGGGGAAGACAAATGAAAGAAATCATGATTAGGGACAAGGTCATTTCCCTTATTGATAGAATGCGCGGCAAAGAAACTATCGATCGCATGGAACGCGATAGAAAGATTGCTCGCATATCTAATATAATCACGCAAGAAATTGATTCGGCGACTGAAAAGTATAAGAAGCATTTGTGTACTTTTATACATCATACAATTAAAGACGAATTAAAATGAGTGATGAATATATAAGGCAGCTCATTCAAGAAACGGATGACGAAATTGCAGATGCTTTTCGTTTTTCCCAGCAAAGTGGGTATATAGCAGGAAATATGATAGCTTCCAGCATATTCAAGAAATGGATTATGTTAAAAATAGAGCTGTATAGAAAACTTGGGATAATTGAAGATCTAAAATGAAAGAGGAATTTTATATTTGGCTTGGTTGTGCGCTTATGTTCTTAGCTTTGCTTTTATCTATTGGGGCAATTGCGGAATGGGCAATGACGCATCAATCAGAGATTAAAAAAGAGTGTGAGTGCAAATGATTGGCGAGATTCAAGACAAGGTTAAAGCGATTAAAGAAAAGCACCTTAACGAAGAAAACATTATGACTTATTTTTATGGCAACGAAGCAAGCGAAGAAGAAAAAAAAGCATATAGAGTCGGCGCTTTAAATGCTTTAGATGAGGTTTATTTTTTTCTTGAAAAGCTAGCATTAGATTATTATTAGAATTAAGCCTTCACCACTCGTTAGGGGTAACTGAGTTTTTAAAGCGTGAGGGCTATTTATTTGGGAAAGAGGATGCCCTAGGCTGCCGCTGGGGAAAGCCCACTCTAACGAGTGACCGACTAAGCAAGGTCATGAATTAACATGGGAAGGTCATCTTAAGAACGAGGCGTCGGCACACGCCTACTCTTTCCCTCTTTTTTGGCATTAACGGGTCTAAACCGCCAAGGTGCCCCCTGATGTGGGGTGTCATGTGCAAGGATAAAAACCTTGGTGCCTCTTTTTTGGCGCATTAGAATTCGTTGGTTAGTTAGTCCTTCCCAACGGTCCGTGAGATTCGGGCGTGCGCCTTTTGTCTTGCACAGTAAAATTTGCAGTGAATTGAACACGCATTGCATTGCCGGTTCTTAAATACCAACGGCCTGTGCACTTTATTGGAGAGATTGGGAACGTAATATGGTCACTTATTTAACTAATTTTGAACTAAGAACAATGCTAGAAAAACATTTCGATGAACTGCCGATTGAATTCTACGTAGAGGGTCTTGGTTGTTTTACATTCAATCAATTAGTGATTGACGACTCCGGTTCCTTTCCGAGATTATCTATAGAGCTTGAATAATGATTAGCACTCAAGCGAGATTGCGCTCAATCTATTATTTAGAAGATGTGCTTAGACGTTTGCGAACATCCATTTTGCAGACAGCTTTATTTGACGATAAAAAAGCAAAACGACTTGCAACTTACGAGCATAAAATTAATTTAATTTATAGAGATTTGCTTGAGAACGAATCAGAGGCGGTATGCTCTGATGACTAACGCCGAACTGCAAGCCCTGCTAAAGCAATATCCTGATGAACTTCCCATTATGCTAGAAGTTTTTGATATTCGGTCAACTCTGGAATCAATGGACATAAATGTTTATCGTGCTAATGAAAAATCTAGAATAGATGCTCAATATATTTGCATTGAAGGGAAAGTCTAAAGCCAACTAAGCGCCACGCATGAGGTCATTGGCATGATTGCAAGGCGCTCAGCTAACTAGTTATGTCAGTATTAGCGGATGTTTAAACTAAAACGACAATTTTAGAATAGCATTCATCATGAAGTGGTGGAAAGAAGAATTAATATCGGTTAGTGTATCGGCAATTTAAATCACAGCGCCCTAAGATTTCCCGTGGAAAGTGAATCTTTAGAGCGCCCAAAGAGGTCCGTTTCTATGGCGCAAATTATCACATCGCAAGCACAATCAATCAACCCTTCATGCTACCATTCGTCGGTTGTTGGCGATCTAACAACATTTAAACCCACTCGGCTACCTTTATATCGATTCAGGGAACTCAAGAAAGAGCATCACAAGGCTTGTCTAAAATCGATATCAGACTTTGAATACAAGCCGACCACCAAGTTCATTTATGAAACCATCATCAATAATTGCGACAAGGAAGGCTCGTCCCGCATCGCTCATTCAACGATAGCCAAGAAGCTTTATATCTCTCGCTCTACGGTCATGAGGCACTGCAAACGCTTAGAGGCTGATGGCCACATCATTACTTATAAAAACGGTTGGCAGGAATCAAATACAACTGTTGTGATAGCCATACAACATTGGAATATTAACAAAAGTGTCAATTCGCAACACAATCATACCCCAGGCGAAGAGCCGCCGAAGAACGGCTCAAGTCCGCCTGGGAACAATGAACAGAAAGAGGTCGAAGACGCCTGCCCTATGGGGCGCGTCTCTCCCAAAGAGGCGGAATGGGACGACCACGTAGCCTACAAGGAGCCAACAGAGGCTGAAAAGGCGGCGGTATCTGAAAGGTTGAAGGCTTTGAAAGAGCTGCATGGATTAAGACATAGGAAACATTGATGAACATTATACCATTATCAGGGTTGTTAAATGACTAAAAAGACAACTGAAGAAATGCTAGAATTTTACAAACGCAAAAAGCGGGCCTTTGAAAAGGTTACCCCATGGTCAGATGAAAATATAAGGGCGAAACTTACCGAGCCCGAAAAAATAGAAAACTATGATCGCAACCGAAAGCTAATGAAGGATTCCATCGAGGAAGGTATAGCCTATTACTCTCAGGCTAGAGAGGTTTAAATGACTAAAGACGCAATTATTAAGCAACTTATTATTTCCAATATCAGAAAAGATTGGGATCAGAAAGATGAAATGTGTTTTTCGTTAGATTGGAAGTGTACTAAATTAACTTATAGTATCGAAGCCAATAAAGATAAATCGCTGGCTGACATGGTGAATTGGTTTTACGACAAGATTATGGAGTTGAGCGATAATGACAAACCTTGAACCCATTGTCAGGAAGCTCATAAAAACTCTTCTCTATAAATACCATGAAGCAAACCAACTTCATTCGTGGTATTTACTTTATGAGGGTAAGACATTTACAAAGATCTCTCAGCCCGATGAAAGTTTAGATCAAGTCATTGACTGGTTTTACTATACTGTTTTACAATGCGAGAATAAAGAAGAGGCTTGTCAGGAAAAGAAATGAGCAAAAACAAATGTAATACGGTCATCAATAAAGCCAGGATATGTAAAGACCATTTGACGACTATTTTGGGGATTGCTCAAGACATTGACTATCCTTTATTTACGCATATTAATTCAACAATATTAGAGCTTGAAAAGATAGTTCATGAAAGTAGATCTTTGAGGGAAGGTTATGACTAAATCCTATATCGATCCAACGAATGCGCTTGCTAAGCAAGAAGCGGCAGCTATTGCAGCTAAAGAGCGCTTAAACGCTAGGGGTATATATTACCCCATATGTGATAGTAGTCTTTCGCCTGACGAGAATTACCAGCGTCTAATAGATTACTCTGAGCTAGAAGCAAGAGAGATAGTGAAGATATTGCGGGAACCTACTGGCGGTCCAAGACCATTGGAGATTGATAATGTGAAACCTAAGAGCAAAGGATGGGAAGGTTATAGTGATTAACTGCCATTGCGCTGCAATTGATTCCTCTGAATGTGTATGCTCTCGAATATTTTCCAAATCATTTTTAACAAGAATGGGGATATCAAAAGCCCTTAAAGCTTTAAAAGCCAGAAATGATAATAGAAAATATATGGCAGAGCTTGAAAATAACAAAAAGATGTTAAAAGTATTAAAAGCTGGTGATTGGATATGCAATGAGCATGGCGTTCCAATAGGTGTTTTTGATGGATTTCAAATCCAAAATAGAGGATGTTTCTCATGTGAAGTTCAGGAAGGAAATACCGCTTTTTATGATTTCAAAAAGAATGGTAGATTATTATGACTGAATACCACCAAGGAATGTTAGTAGGCTTTTTCTTAACTGTTGCAGGAAATATTTTAGGCGCAATACTGTATTGCTGGTGGAATAAATAGGTGAATACAATGATTGACATAAAAACCCAAATTTACAACCATTTCTATACACGTAAGAAACATTTTATCCTGGGTAAGCCACAGTTAATCATTAACGAAGGCAAAGAAATGTTTACTATTTCAGCGGACTACAAAGGTTATCCTGCTTTTAGGGTTGACCACGGAGTAGCGCATATTTATTTTACGGATGTAGATGAAATCGTACAATTTATAGAAAAGCACAAGCATGTCATGTAAATCATGCCAAGATAGGTTGGATAAGATAAAACGCTTTGCAACAAGGTTGTTTTATCCTGAGCATAAATGTGATTATGTTCAAACGGGAATTTGGTATAATGAAGAGAATACGAGTATGCCATTGTTAAAATGTAGAATATGTAAAAAGGAACAAAAATGACAGTTAAACAAATGATTTTGCAAGCCAATGAGAATATTAAAGAAACTGCTAAGATATTAGCGACTATTTACCATGATATAGAATTTGAGTTAGACCCTTCTTTAATTGAAAACTCTAACATGGCGCTAGGTGAGCTTATTAAATGCATCAAACATTTAGCGTTAATCAATGGCAACATAACGGGTGATGAGTTAATGCCTCGCGAAGGCAGATCGCCAAAGCCCGAAATGACTAATGATGAGCAAGCCAAAGAAGCGTTAGGCCAATTAGTTAATTAAATGAAAGTGATTTTTCGGGCCTCTTTATTTGATAATCCAAACATGTACTATCAGGTAGTAGAGGCCGAAGAATCTGTTATAACGATGAGACATAGAATATATAAAATTAATCAGAATATCCTTAAGAAGGGCGGTAAATATTCTTGTGTTGACCCTTCTTTGAGATATGTACATTTGGAAAAAGATGGACAAGAAGATTAAGCCAAAACAATTCAAAGGTGACTCAATCAAGGTAGTCGCTCGCGCTAAGCAGCCAAAAACGATAGACCCCACGCATTCTCAGCTATGCAAAGCCATAGTTGATTACATGCGAAGCAAACACCCTGATAAGCTTTTCATACATATACCTAACGAGGGTAAACGCAGCCCACAACAAGGTAAGAAGCTTAAAGATGAGGGGCTATTGCCTGGCGCGTTTGATTACCTATTATGCCATGTGAGGATTACCCAGCAGCCTGATGCTACATATAACTATGACCCTGGTATCTTCATAGAGGTTAAAGCCAAAAAGGATAAGCTGTCAAACGTCCAAAAGGAATTTATGCAGCGTGCTTTAGGTTCTCATTATTCTGTCATGGTTGTTAACAATATTGATGATTTTATGATAGAGATAGATGAGTATTGCAAATAGGCATGCTATAGTTAAATTGTCACCCAATGCGGAGACTTCAACCATGTCTATGACTGCTTTTGCATCCATGATAGAAAAAGTAGAGATTGCAGCTAAGAACAACGCCGAAACAGTTAGTGATCACCAAGCTAAAGCCGATGATGTTTTGAGGGTTCTTAGCAAAAAAGATTCCACTATATCGCACCATTACAAAACAACCCACACTGATGAATCTTGGTCAGAGTCTAAGACCGAGGTAGATGATGAAAAAGAAGCTCAAGCAACCACAGAGCATAAAGAGGTCAAGAAAAAGAAGTGCGGTTGCTTCGGTGGATTATTTGCTAAGCGTTAAATAACCCCTAACTGTATTGCCACAACAAAAGTTATCATCAATGCGGTATATGTTATGCCAAACAATGCCCATTTAATTTCTAAGTCGTTCATATAACCCCTTTTAACATGTCCTAGGTGTGCAATACTCAAACTGATGTTTTTCTTCAAACTCTTTTCGAGTCTTTTCAATTAATTCTTTTTCTGATTCAGGCATCTTAGAATAAATATATCTAGATCGATATATACAGTCATGGCCTATCTTCATTGCAAGTTCGTCACTTTTTATTCTTATTTTTCTCTGGCGAAGATCGTAAAGTTTACTGCTTGCTTCGTTTATTTCATCTTCTAAACTCATATAACCCCCAACATTCTAAGTGCCATTAAAGCTACTGACATCCAGATGGTCATCAGTAGAGCAAATTGTGTTAAGAAGGTTTTCATTGATAGTTCTCACTTTTTTTAATGAAATCAGTATTTCTTATCAAGAAATATACTGAGTTTTTATTATTTCCAAACTCAATCGGCTCTCCTATTTCATCAATTACTAAGCAGCCGCAATTTCCATCTATGGCATATAATGCGCGGCAATTCTTATAAAATCCGTCCTCGTATAAATCATAATTTAAACCTTCTATGGTTTCAAAAACTATTCCATCACCATAAGAATATAAATCTTTTTTATAAATTCCACCCATATCAGTTAAGTATTCAATTATTGCTTGACGCGCTTTTATATTATAGCTGCTCATTTTATATTCTCTCTATTTTGTTTATTTCTTCAAACTTACCAAACTCAGTCAATGCTATTAGTTGTTTGTCAGTATAAAAACCAGAACTTTTATCTATAAATTCAACTCGCCACATTTCTATTTCCTCTCAAGTGATAACGATTCAACAAGATCATTTTACATCAATGTAAAACACTAAATCAAGTCCGTTTGTCTTTTTTATCGTCTGTCGATGAAACGCCCATGTTGATATCTAAAGATATCAGCTCAGACATGACATCTTTAGATATCAATTAACAATCATCACATAGACAATTAACACCAGAATAGTCAGAGGCCAATAACCACGGGGCTTGTCATCGGTATGTTATCGAACTTTATTTAACATCGTCACATAGCATAATTAACAACCCGTGGACGTTTGGCGACACTTTGGTGGACGATCGAGCTACGTTATAATCTCGCCCCCAACACGAAATTGAGACTTAACCCATGAAAGATATGACGATAGTAAATAGAAGAAACTTTAGGCAGGAATACAACTTACTTAGACAAGAGTGCGAAGAAGTTAGAAAGCATAATATAATACTTAAGAGAGAAATGCTTAAGTTAATGAGTTTAGTTTCCAAATCTAAAATGGTCAATAATTGTACAAATTAAGTTGGGCGTGCTAATGTAAAACTGCAAATACTTTTAATCCTTGCAAGGAATTAAACAAATGAAAGATTCACAAGTTCATGACTACACGGAAATGAAACAAGACACTCATTACAATGGTGTTCCATCTTGGTACGGAAAACACGTTGATAAACAACTTGCACAGCAACCAAAATATTGCGAACCAGGCGAGCCAAGTGATTCAATGAAATCGCCACACAGAAATACACAAGTTGGTCCAAAGATCTAATATCATTTTCTATTGCACATTTGCCTAGCGCAAAGAAAGTTACGAGAGCGTCTTAGGGCGCTCTCTGCTTATTAAAGGATTAAAAGTGAATAGTGAGCATCCGCCAAGTAGACCGAGGCCGCTTGTAGATAGCGTTCTATCGCACCCTAAAGGCGCTTATAAGTGGCAAAAGAAATACGATCCCGCAATCAATGAATATATTCCCGCTTTATATGAAGGTGGTCGCACGGATTGCCAGGTTGCTGTTGATATCGGAATTCATGAATCAACGTTCTACGATTGGATAAAACTATATCCTGCATTTGCTGATGCCGTTAAATACGGCAAAGCAATTAGTAAAGCGTCAATGTCTCAAGTTGCATTAGATGCGGTTTACAAAGAACGAAAAATTAACGACAAAGTTTGGCATATTATGATGAGAAATTGCCATGGCTATGATAAAGCTGTTATCGACCCAAAAGAACAAGAAGAGAAAGACCGCCAAGAACAAATCAATAATCGGGCGCAAGAGATTATTAATGCCGAGACTTAGTGATGAGGGCAACGAAGCGCAAGCCCAATTAAAGGCACGCCTTTTAACAGACTTTCTATTTTTTATGAAAACATTCTTCCCGCTTGTTACGGGTAGAGACTTTTTGATAAGCAATCCTAAAAACCGTGAATCACATTTTCTTACCATTGCTAGAGAGTTTACACTTGCGTCTAACCTGGAAGTCTTGTCTATTCTTTGTAATGTTCCTCCTGGTAGCGGCAAGTCAACTATTTGCAGCATGTGGGTTGCCTGGACGATGGCTCGTTGGCAGAACAGCCAATATCTATATATTTCCTACGGTAAGACCCTCGCTACAAAGCACACGGAATTCACTCGTAGAATAATTCAAAACCCTTATTATAAAACGATGTTTGGTATAGAGGTAAGGCATGATAGCAAAGCAAAAGACCACTTCCAGACTATCCAGGGCGGCTCAGTTAAGGCGTTTGGTTCATCAGGAGCAATTACGGGGCAAGACGCTGGCTTGCCAAACTGCAATCATTTTACCGGGGCAATTATATTAGATGACATGCACAAGCCAGACGAAGTCCACTCAGACACCATTAGGCAAACCGTCATTGACAATTATCGTGAGACTATCTTACAGCGCCCACGAGGTCCGAATGTACCAATTATTTTCATTGGTCAGCGATTGCATGAAGACGATTTGCCGGCATATATGCTCAGTGGAAACGACGAGCGAACCTGGAAAACTATAATACTCAAGGGCATTGATGATAACGGTAATGCGCTCTATCCCGAAGTGAACAGCCTGGCATCATTGCTGGATAAGCAAGAAAAGAATCCCTACGTATTCGCCTCCCAGTATCAACAAAATCCGATTCCGGCTGGTGGCGCATTATTCAAAGATAACTATTTCTTAAAGCTTCCTGAAGAACCTGAACTTATATGCACCTTTATCACTGCGGATACGGCAGAAACTGCAAAGAGCTACAACGATGCATCGGTATTTAGCTTTTGGGGTCTTTACTATGTGAAAGAGACTAGCCGAACATCCAACAGATTAGCCCTTCATTGGTTAGACTGCGTTGAATTGAGAGTAGAAGCTAAAGACTTAAAAGACGAGTTCATGTCATTTTATGGCGATTGCATGACGCATAAGAATCAACCACTGTTTGCAGCGATAGAGAAAAAATCAACAGGTGTGACGCTGATAAGCGTGTTAAGCGATATGCGCGGCTTAGAGATAAGAGAAGTGAAGCGAACAAAGATAAGCGGCTCAAAGGCTCCTAGAGATCTTGTAA